TCTATCTGGCCAGCGAGGACGGATTGTTTACCTTTTCCGTGGATCCACCACTCCATCACCTCTTCGGCGTTTTCCCAGATGTTCTCCTTGCCTCTTTTGTTTCGAACTTCCAGCATCTTCTCGAACGCTCTTAAATATGCGCGCCGGTAGCTGGGCCAGCGCGCGAGCTGCGACTCGCGTGTTTCCGTGTTTGCCATCGGGCATCCTATGCAACCGAGGCGCTCGAGGCCTTCGTCGTATAGCTTGCAGTATGGGATGTTATACTTCCGGATGAACTCCCAGACGTCCTCGTCCTCCCAGTTGATGATCGGGTTGAGGACCGTCTTGCGCTGTTTGTAGCAGCTTTCCACGAATTGACGCGCTTCTGCATTGTCGTTATTTAGCATTATTCCGCCGGATCTTGTTGTTTCAGCTTCTTCCGGAGGTTGCTCTTTGGTCCTTCGGTTGTCCATTATCGTCACCAGACCGTGGTTCTCGTTTCTGTTTCGGCTCTCTGCCCAGCGCACGCCGGTTACGGTAAAACGTCGATAGCCTCCGGGCTCTTTTAGTTGTTTGCAGCAATACCGGACCAGCTGCGTCGGCGGCATAAGTTTCGGAGGGATAAGGTTCCACATAGTTTTCGCGTTTCCTTTTGCGTCTCTGGGAATGTCCCGGCTGACGTCTGGGTATTGGTCCCGGATAAAAGCGACCAGCTCCGGAGGATCCACGCTTGTCACGCTGTAATGCGCGTCGTACTTGACGCCGGCCATGTCGCAGAGCGCTTTTACGACCACGCTGTCTTTGCCTCCGCTAAAGGCTAAATAATAGCCCTCTTCCGGTTCAAAGGTCCGGAGCGCTTCGATGCTCTTTTGGACCTTGTCCTCTGTCCCGAGGAGCGTTTCAGTTATGAGCGACATTGAGCTGCCTCCTGCGCGCTTTGTAGCGCCTTTCCCATTCCTCCGGATCGAGCCGGTCCTTGTTCCTGGGTATGTTCACGAATTCGTCCCAGGTAAAGGCCGTCTTGCCGTTGTATTCGACCAGGTATTCCGTGCCGTCGTCCGCGATGATCTCCATCGAATATCTGGCCGCCGGATCCACGCGCTTTCCGCTCTTCTTGGCCTGCGCCCACCGGATCTCTGTGATGATGTTCTTGGTGGTCGGGAACTTCTCGTTTTCCTGCGTCCACTTCTCGAATGCTCCGCGGACCTCGCCGTCCGTGTACTCCTTAAACGTTTTGTAGAGCTCTTCCTGCTTTGCCTTCTGGAAGGCCTCGCTCGCGCCCGGTTTTATTACGAGCGGCCATGAAGCCGTGAGCCACATGTATAGCTCCACCACGCCCTGCCTTGTCATTCCTCTTCTCCTTCCGCTAAAAATGCCGCGATCGCGTTTGCCATCGGATCCTGCCTCTTCCTATGTTGCCAGCGTTGCTGGTTCCGGTTAAACTGCAGGGCCGCCTCCTTCCATCCTGGGAACTCTTTTTCCGGGTGCTGTTCGTAGTACGCCCGGACGTCCTCGAGCAGCTGCTCCGTTTTGTCTCCGAAGATCTGGCGCAATTCCTCGGCTATGCCGTCCGGCATATTAAGAGAGATATTGTTTATATTGTTTATATTGTTTCTATTAGTGGTTCGGTTTTCGGTTCGGTTTTTGGTTCGGTTTTCGGTTCGCGCGTCTTGATAAAAGCTGTATTTTTCAACGTTTATTTTGGTTCGGTAACCGCTTCGGTTTTTGGTTCGCATTTTGGTTCGCGTAATCATGCCTTCTTTTTCGAGCCATTCGAGGAACCTCCGGACCTTCGGCTTCGGCCACTTCCACCGGTCTGCGAGGCCTCGTTCTGTGATTATCAGCTCGCCGCGCTTGGTCAGCTCTCTGTCTTTGTAGCTGGCGCGGCCTATGAGATCCACCCAGGCCTGGCCCCTTGTGAAAGGTTCCGCGGTCCAGAGCTCTTCCTCGAGCAGTCGCCGGTCTATTGTGAAGAATGTTGTTCTGTTGCCCATTGTGTTTGTAGTAGCTTGGTTATAATCTGCGCGGCCTCTTGTGGTCTGCAAAACAGAAAGGTGCAGCCGTAGCGGTCCGCGATGGTGGTCATCGCCTTCGCCAGCCTCGGGCCTTGTATCGCTTGCGGCGAGTACTCCAGGCGAGGGTTTATCCAGCGCGGCACGTCGCTTATGCTCCGGACGCCTTCTATGTTCTCGACGAGGATGTATAGCTTCGTGCCGAGTCTCTGTGCGAGCTTTAGCTCGTTAATAAACCGCTGGTGCTCTGCTTTGCCTCCGCCTATGTTCTGGGCGATTTCCTGCATGCTTTCCTTCGTGTCGATCGCGACCGCCGGCGGCGTGCAATAGTCGCCGACGATCACTTTCGAGCGGTATATGCTGCAGCCGTTCTCTGCCCAGAACGCGTGCTTCAGCTCATGCTTTCCTTTCTGTTGCCTCGTGTCCTCGATGATGATCATTTTGCGTACTCCTCAAATCGGGTTGTTGACCAGAACACAAAGCGGTTGTTGACCAGAACACAAAGCGGTTGTTCACCCATCGCTGCAGGCGCCTGATCTCGCTGCCGCGCTCGGTGTGTTCCTTGTCGTAGATCATCACATACGGAGCGAAGCCCATGTCGCGCAGCGTGTAGATGCGTTCAAGGTCCTGCTCGATCGTGGTGTCAAATCCACAAAGAACGTACACCTGCAGGTTGTGGTTGCTTATCATTGACGCCTTGCGGAACGCTTCGAACTTCGGTAAGATGTCGGTCTTGTCCTCGTAGCGGTCCCACGCGAAGTGAATAGCCGCTATTCTGATATGCCGGAGCATCTCGGCCTTTTCCTCGGTCATCATGCGAATGTCGAGGCCCTGGTTGAAGTTGACACGCGCCTTGCTTTCAATCAGCTGCTGCAGAATGTCTCGCCACTCCGGGCAGGCCAGCGTGTTCGGATCCATGAGCTCGATGCGCTTTTGCCCCTTCCAGAACTCTGCAAGGTCGGCCACCTTTCGAGACTTTTGCCCTTCTTTTGCGGCGACGTGACAGAACGAGCACCCTCTCGGGCAGCCTCTGCTCATGAAGCCGTAGGCCGTGTCTGTGATGCCATAAAGCGCATAATCCGGATAGATGTGCTCCACCTCGTCCGGGAGCAGCGCGTCGCGATCGGTTCGGTATATCTCCCGGCCGTTGTGCATCTCGATGCAATAGCCGGATCCGCCTTTTAAGATCTCGTCAGCGTCTATGTCGTAGATATAGTCAGGCGAGAAGCTGAACACCTTGCTCATATAGACGCGGTCCATGTGTCCGCTGATCATCGGCGTGTACCACTCCACGGAGTCGCCCTGCGCTTTGTGCCATGCTGATAACTTCATCAGCGGCAGGTTCGGGTACTCGTGGCCGTCTATGTCAATTAGCCCGACTCTCATCTTTTAGAACGGTATGTCGTCGTCCGTGAGCGCTGTGAAACCTGCCGGCGGTTCTCCGGGCTTGCTGGCCTTCTTGCCCTCTGCGAGCGGCTTAAAAGCCGGAACCGTAAAGTCGCCCTGGCGGATCTGGTCCGCGGTCTTGCAGCTCTTCAAATAGAGGCGCTGTTTTACTTCTCCGGCGTTGGTCTCGTACTCCTCCCAGCCGAATACCACGCCCAGCGTCTTTCCGATCAGCTTGGTCTCGTCCAGGCCTTTTTCTACGGTCGCGCCCAGGTTGGTGCCGTTGGTGTCGTCCACCGCCTGGATGAAGGCCTTTAGCATGCCGAGCGCTTTCGGTTTGTAGCTTCTTATAAAGGCATGTCTGTAATCGTTGTCCGGATCCTCCTTTGCGTAGCGTCCGGCCTCCGGTCCCTCTGCTATGTCATAAACGACCTGGAGGTATTCCTTCTCGGTGTCGTCCTTCACTCCGGTGATCCGTATTACATAGCCGCCGGCCGGCAGCCTCTCGAAATCTCCGGACGCCTTTGCGTCGTTGTAACCTGCTAATGCTCTCATTTGCTCCTCCTATATTTTCCAATAATTGCGGATCGCTGTATCGACGGCCTTGAGGTCGTTCGGTATTTCGACCGCTTTGAACATGCCCTCCGGGCTTTTGGCCGTGCTCTGGCCGTTGGCCTGGGTGTAGAACTTCTGGTCCTCGCAATAAAGGACCACGTCGAATGATCCCTCCAGGACCAGCTTCTCGTCGAGCATCCTGCCGATGGTCTTTGCCTTCTCTCGGCCGTTTGCGTCCGTTTCGGTGTGGTGCAGGAAGTAAACGATCTTGTCGTCCTGCGCCATCTTGTTTATGCTGTGGACCAGCTCGCGGAAGTTGGCGGCCATGTCCACGTATTTGTCATAGCCTTTCTCTTTCGCTCTGTCGAAGAGCTCGTTTACCAGTAAATATTGGCTGTCGTCTATGACGATGCTTTTGGCCTTGCTGGCCTTTATAACCTGGAGGATCCAGGCGTATTTGGCGGCGTTAAACTGTGCCGCGCTCTGGATCTCCGCTCCGAAGTCCTCCGGAATGCGGACCACCTTGATGTCGCTCTTGAACGGCAGGCGTCCCTTCTCGACGCTTATAACGCCGACCTCTTCCGGTTTGAAGTTTTTAATGCTGTACGTCTTACCCGAGCCGGATCTGCCCATAATCAGCACCGGTATGCTCATTTTTTCCTCCTTACATGCTGGCGATTATTGCCAGCGGTCCTCCTACAAATACGGCTATAAAAGCCGCTGCCGCGAGCACGTCCCCTATGAAGGCCGCGAACTTCTTTTTATTCAGCTTGTAATGTCTCATGTCTTGTCCCCTTTTTCTCTTCGTCGATCTCCCGGATGATCCGTTTGAGCGACTCCTTTGTCAGCTTGGTCTGTTCGTTGCGCATGTAAGCCATGCTGAACGCTGCCGGGCTCATTCCGAGCTTCTCGGCTATTTCGTAGAGCTTAACGTTCCGCGCTGCAGCGTAAGACCGGATGTCCAGATTTGTCGATAAGGTCATTTAGTCGTTCACCCTCCCTTCCGGCGAGCCAGCAGTCGCCCTCCTGCCACGCCTTAAATAGTTTGTCGCAGGCTTCGTCGCTGGTCCTTAAAAGGCCGCGGCAGAACTCGCAGGTTCCGTTGTTGTAACGCTCGCGCTCAAACTTCCGGCATTGGCCGCATGTCACGCGCTCTCCTGCAAGGTCCAGCTGGTCCCTTATGTTTTCCGGAACGCGCACGAGCTCTTCAAAAATTACATAACCGCGCAACGTGGCGATGTCCACGACCGGTTCTTTGTAGTTGTCGGCCGCTTTGCTCACCCACTCCATTGTGCGGTTGAACTCGTGCTCCAGGTCCTTTAGTGTGTCGCCCTGGAAGCTCTGCATCTGTGTTCTTTTTAGCGTTTTCATCTGTACCTCCTCAAAATGAAAAGCCGCCCGGTTTATCACCAGACGGCCCCTGCCCTCTTCTTAAGTTTCCCCCTTTTGAATTATTCCGTTAAATTGATATTTTAGGAATAGTTAGGTTCTTCTTAAAAAAGGCGCCGCCTGGCTTTGTCTATATTATAGCACCCTCCCCCGATGTTTGCAACAGCTTTTTTAAGTGTCTTGCAAAGTCCGTTTTTCTTGCAATAAAAAAAAGCCCCGGCAAAATGCCGAGGCTACTATTAGGAGGCGCGCCGGGAAGTACGGAGGAAGCCGGCGCTTGGTTTTTTATTTTACCCGGAGAACCTGGCCCGGGAATATCAAATTCGGATTTGGGATGTTATTCCAGGCGACCAGCTGCTTCACGGTCGTTCCGAAGCGCTGCGCGATCCTCGTTAGGTTGTCGCCGCGCTGGACGGTGTAATACTCTTCGAGCGGCTGTGGCGGCTCCGGTTCCTTCTTGCCTACGATCAGCACCTGGCCCGGGAATATGAGGTTCGGGTTCTTGATGTTGTTCCAGATTACCAGCTGCGCGACGGTGGTCGCGTACTTCCTGGCGATCTTGGTTAAATTGTCGCCGCGTCTTACGGTGTAATATATCGGCTGCTCCGGTTCGGGCGGTTCTGGTCCTCCCGGCGGATATATGAAAAGCAGGAACGGCCAGGAATAGCCCCATTTTCCGTCCTTGCCTCTCTTGCGTCTGACTTCGCGGAGAATTGGCTGCGCCCTATAAGACCACCCACTCTCGAGGTTTATGACCTCATTATTTGCCAGGTCGTTGGGATCATCATTGATGACCTGCTTAACGACGCCGACGTGGCCCTCTCCGTGGCCCCACACCATGCAGGCGCCGACTCTGGGCATCTGCCCGGTCTCAAGGCCCTGCTCTGCCGGAAACTTGGCAAAGTCAACGGCGTTTCGGTTGCCCAGATATTTGATCTGTGGGTTCTCGTCACCAAAGATCATGCGGTTGAACTCCGCCACGGCTGCCCCGACGCAGTTCGGCAGGACGGATCCTGGGAACGGCCGCAGGCCGTATGTGTTGTTGCCCTCTATGCAGGGCGAGAGGCCGCCGTTTGCTTTGCGGATATAGTAAGGGCTTTTAATGTTGTATTCCATCAGCGTATGTCCTCCGCGTCAACGTGAACGGTCCCCTGCTCTTCCGGTTCCTCCTGGTCCTGGGAGATCGGCGCAGAATTCTGCGCGTGGTAGAAATCCACCTCCGGCAGGCCTGCGAGGCTCGTTAGAATTGAAATGATCCCGGCCAGAACGCTGGCGCTGGCAACGGTCAGCCAGTTTACTTCGGAAAGGACGGCCGCGGTTCCGATCGTCGCGATGGCCGTCTGGCAGACGGTTTTCAAAGCTCTTACTGCGGCGCATTTCAGCCATATTTTGTCCATGTTTCTGTCTCCTTGTGTAATTTATCAACTGCAATAAAAAAAACCGCACACAGCGGCTGTTTTGGGCCTTAAAATTGAAGCAACGAGTTCAGTTCTCTACAATCACGAGCGTTGGTGCGTAAATGTAATACGACGAGCCTCTTGAGTTTCGCCCACGCACCCGGATTTTTTGACCTGCCGTCAGCGACACGCTTGTGAGGTGGTTGTTTTGAACGTGGTTGCTCCATGTTGCGTTTTCACTTCCGTATGCCGTGCCGTCAATATATAGTTGCGTTGCGTATGTATAAGAGCCCGAAGTTGACGAGCGGAACGCCGACCAGTAAACATCGTAAGTTCCGGTCTTGGAAACGGTCATTTCCGCACCGATGGCCGTCATTGTGGACGATGTTGTCCTTGTCGTACCCTGAACGACTTGTGTATTTTTTGTTGTTCCGCTTGTCGGGACGTTGACCGTGACGGGCGTGTATGCTTTCCCTCGCGGTGCGGTGTAAGTCCCATTCTCCGTTACGTTCAGCGGCTCTGTCTCGATCTCAATTTCACCGCCGGTGCAATATACGAGCTCATAATAGCCCGGTTGGTGGAAATATCCGCCGCGCGGCCGCTCTTTAGCTTGAGTGTGTCGCTCTGGTCGAGCGTCCAGCTGATGCTCTTCGCGCCTATGGTGGCCGCTTCCAGGTCTTTCTCGATCATGATGGTGCTGTCCTGCTTTGCGGTCAGTATTGCCTTTGTAATGCTGCCGACGGTGACGTCGCTGAACGTGAATTCAAGCGTCGGCGTGGTTCCTCGTATTATCTGCGCCATTTAATCCTCCTTGCGCGGCAGAGCCATTGCGTCTGCGATTAGCGAGTCGGCATAGCCGTCGCCGCCGATTTTCTTGTATTGGTCTTTGGCCTCCTGCAGGCGGAGCGTCTGGATCTTCGTCCGGTGGCCCTGGGCGGCTATCTTGTCGCAGATCTGTTCTATGGCTCCGAGGAGCAGGATCTGCCGGATCTTCTTGCTGGCCGTGGCGTAGTCAAATACTTTTGTGAAGATCGTTGTTAGAAGGGAGCTGCCCAGGATGGCCACGAAAACCTCGAGCGTAGTCACGGCTTCCATTATTCCTCCACCTCGGTTTCGTGCTTAAAGTGTTCGGCACAGACGACACGACCTGTTTCGGTCAAAATTACTGCCGTGTGGACTTCCACATTAGAAGTGACCGCCGCCGCCAAGATTTGAAAATACTTCTGCAAAGCCTTTTCGCTCTCGGTGTACTTGTTTGTAATTGTGGCGACCTCTGCGCCGTTGGTCTGCATTTCAATTACGATGAATACTTTGTCGTTCA